AAATAGAAATCTGCCACAGACGTTTGAATGGAAAAAATACAAGAGTTAGCGGGGGGGTATCCACCTACCCAAACGTCTCACGGAGGTTCACGCCGTCACTGTACGTTTTTTCTCGTGCGAAAATCTCAACTGGAAAGGAAAAGAACATGGAATATAAAGGAATAGCATACTTAAGGTCAAAGCTGGCATCAGTATCTGCAAGAGCAAAAATGAGATATAAGCAGTATGCAATGAAGTACGTTGATATTGACTATGGACTGACTATACCGCCAGAAATGAAGGAAAAGTATAGGGCAGTCCTTGGATGGAGTGCAAAGGGCGTTGACAGCCTGGCTGACAGACTTATCTTCAGGGAATTTGCAAATGATGATTATGACGCCAATCAAATATTCAAGCAGAACAACCCCGATATCTTTTTTGACAACGTGGTTCTATCAACACTGATAGGAGCATGTTGTTTTGTTTATATCTCGAATGATGAAAATGGAATGCCAAGACTTCAGGTGATTGAAGCATACAATGCTACGGGCATTCTTGATCCGATTACAGGACTTCTAACGGAAGGATATGCAGTGCTGAAGAGAGATGATGCAACGGACAATCCTGTTCTTGAAGCATATTTCACTGGTGAATATACGCTTTTCATGGAAAAAGGAAAGAAGGATTACATAATCACAAATCATGCAAAAACACCACTGCTGGTTCCTGTCATTCATCGTCCTGACGCAGTAAGACCTTTTGGAAGAAGCCGCATCACTCGTTCAGGTATGTACTATCAGAGATATGCAAAGAGAACATTGGAGCGTGCCGACATTACTGCGGAGTTCTATTCATTTCCACAGAAATATGTGCTAGGCATGGATGCTGATGCGGAGCCTCTTGACACATGGAGAGCAACAATATCTTCCATGCTTCAGATAAGCAATGATGAGAACGGAAACAAGCCAACTGTGGGCCAGTTCACGACTTCAAGCATGAGTCCGTTTACTGAACAGCTGAGGACAGCTGCCGCTGGCTTTGCAGGGGAGATGGGACTGACAATGGACGACCTTGGATTCGCTTCTGACAATCCTTCAAGCGTTGAGGCAATCAAGGCAAGCCATGAGAACCTTAGACTTGCAGGAAGAAAGGCCCAGCGTTCTATCGGTACAGGATTATTGAATGTTGCCTACGTAGCTTCATGTCTGAGAGATGACTTTCAGTATCTTAGAAGCCAGTTCGTCAATACTGAAGTGAAATGGGAACCATTGTTTGAAGCGGACGCCAATACACTTACTCTTATTGGAGATGGCGCTATCAAGCTCAATCAGGCATTGCCTGGATATATTACAGGTGAGACGATTAGGGACCTTACAGGAGTGAAAGGTGATGAAAGCGCACGTCCAGTGTTGCCGACTGAAGAAGCAGGAGAAGGTGAGTAGGATTGGTGAAGGATATCACGCCGGATCTTCTTGAAAGGATAAAGAAAGACTTTGAAAGGCAAATCAGCAGCAACAGCAAGATTTCCGATTTGATTGGGAAGCTAGATAAAGGTACGGCGACTTATCTGGATGCGAATGAGTACTCAATAGAAATAGGAAGAACATTAGCGAATGTTTTAGGAAAGAATATATCCTCTGATGTTCTTCCAAACGGGAAGATGTACTACAATATCGCAAACAGGATAATTAACGATACGCTGTCAAGAAATCATGACATCATTGCTGACTATGCAGCTAAGACACAGAAGGCTCTTAACACAAAGGCTAAGATAGGATTGAAGGTTGTCAAGCCTGTATTAAATCAGGATAGAATTGATGGAATAGTAAACAGGGCATCGTCTGAAGATAGATTTGATAATGTCAAATGGATTTTGGATGAGCCAATAGTGAACTTCAGTCAGAGCATCGTAGATGACAGCATAAGAGAAAATGCTGACATTCATTATCAGAAGGGCTTGACTCCAAGGATCATAAGAAAAGAGAGTGGAAAATGCTGCAAGTGGTGCAGGTCGATTGCTGGAATATATGCTTATCCTGATGTTCCTAAGGATGTATACAGACGTCATCAGAACTGTAGATGTACGGTTGATTACTATCCAGGAGATGGAAAAGTCCAGAACGTGCACAGTAAGACATGGAAAGACGTAAAAAAAATTGAAGTAAGGAAAAAATTAGGAAATGATAAATATGAATCATATGTAAGTATAAAAAAAGAATGGTTAAAACATTCAGGAAAAGGAAAAGTATTAAATTTAAATTATTGGGAATTCAATGATGAAAAATATTATGTTGATGGTAAGCATGTGACATTAGCATATACTAAAAAAGAAAAAGAAGTTGCCGAATGGGTTTCTAAAATGTTTGGAAAAGATGTCAGTATGGTACCTAGAGTTAACTATCCTCTTGGAGTGTCAACACCTGATTATATAATAGATGGAAAAAAATTCGACCTAAAAGAGATTCAGGGAAGTGGGAAGAATGTCATTGATGGAAACATGAAAAAATCTAAAAAACAAGCAAATAATTTTATTCTTGATTTTTCAAAATCAACTCTTTCAGATGAAGATATCTATAATCAATTACAAAAAATCTATGAATCAAGAAGAAGAGAGACAAACATAGTTATTATAAAAAGACTTGAAAAAGTAATTGATATAATAGAAAAAAGGAAATAACCATCAGTCCAATGGGACCAAGATTATTTCCTTCTTCAAGAAAATTATAAAGCATTAAAAAGATATTTGCAACATTTAGATTGAAAGGGTGGAGAAATGGCAAAGAAGAGATTTGGAAATCAGAAGCCTACTCAATCAGTCATTCTAAAATATGTAAAGAAGAGGTCTAAATTCAAGGAAGCAATAGAGATTTATGAAAAGACTGGACTGAAAGCCTATAAGTGGCAGTACAATTTATTGGAGCCAATCATGGCAGTTGATAAGAAAGGACTTTGGGTTCATCAGAAGTTCGGATATTCCATTCCTCGAAGAAACGGAAAGTCTGAAATTCTCTACATGCTTGAGCTATGGGGGCTTCACAATGGGTTGAACATGCTTCATACCGCCCATAGAATAAGCACATCACATTCGTCTTTTGAGAAGGTGAAAAAATACCTTGAAAAGATGGGATATGTTGATGGAGAGGACTTCAATTCAATACGTGCCAAAGGACAGGAGAGAATTGAACTGTATAAGACTGGCGGAGTTGTCCAGTATCGAACGAGAACATCAAATGGCGGGCTTGGTGAAGGATTTGACCTTCTTATCATTGATGAGGCACAGGAATACACGATAGAGCAGGAGTCAGCACTTAAGTATACCGTAACTGATAGTGATAACCCAATGACAGTCATGTGTGGTACGCCTCCAACGCCAGTATCAAGCGGTACAGTTTTCACGAATTATCGCAGTACCGTACTTTTTGGAAAGGGAAAGTATTCAGGATGGGCTGAATGGTCAGTAGATGAAGAGAAGGAGATAGATGATGTAGAGGCCTGGTACAACTCAAACCCATCAATGGGATATCACCTGAATGAGCGAAAGATTGAGGCTGAGCTGGGAGACGACAAGCTTGATCATAATGTTCAGCGACTTGGATTCTGGCCGACATACAATCAGAAATCAGCAATCTCGGAAACGGAATGGAATGCCTTGAAGATTGATAAAATTCCTGATATTAATGGAAAGCTGTTTGTCGGAATCAAGTATGGCCAGGATGGAACGAACGTTGCATTGAGCATTGCGGTAAGGACTGATGATGAACGCATTTTTATAGAAACGATTGATTGTCAGTCAGTAAGAAATGGAAATCTATGGATTGTAGACTTCATAAAGAATGCAGACGTTGCGCAGGTTGTAGTTGATGGTGCAAATGGCCAGAAGATGCTTGATGACGAACTGAAGGATTACAGGATAAAGAATGTCATATTGCCGACAGTGAAGGAAATCATCAATGCCAATGCATTGTGGGAGCAGGGCATATATCAGAAGACGATATGTCATAATGGCCAGCCATCACTGACGAAGGTAGCAACGAACTGCGAAAAGAGAAACATAGGATCAAACGGTGGGTTTGGATACAAGTCACAGTTTGATGATATTGATATAGCGCTTATGGACAGTGCATTGCTTGCCCACTGGGCATGTCATAACACGAAGCCAAAGGCAAAACAACGAATCAGATATTAGGAGCACCTTCACGAAGGTGTTTTTTAATATAAAAATCACCGCACTCACGGGAAAATGAGGAGAAAGGAGGCATATATATGCCTGAATTTAAGACAATTGAAACACAGGAGGAACTGGACGAAATCATTAAAGCTCGTGTAGCTCGGGAACGCGAGAAGTATAGTGATTATGAACAGCTTAAGAAGCGTGTGAAGGAATTGGAGGAAGAAAACGGTAGCTTGCATACTACAATCGACGATCAGACAAAAAGCAGTGATTCTATCAATGCACAGGTCGAGGAGCTTAAGAAACAGGTGGCTGATTATGAAAAATCAGCATTGAAGCAGCGTGTCGCATTGAAAGCGGGATTGCCTTATGAGTTAGCAAGTCGTTTGGTTGGTGAGGATGAAGAAGCTATCACAAAGGATGCTCAGTCAATGGTTGAGCTTATGAAGCCAACGCAGCAAGTGCCACCCTTGAAGAGCATTGAAAACGAAAGCAATAGTGAGAATAAGTTCTATTCATCATTATTGCAGAATCTAAATACTAATGATTAAGAAGGAGAAGAAACAGATGGCAACAGAAACATCAAGAGGAACATTATTCAGCCCACAGCTAGTAACAGATTTAATTGATAAGGTAAAGGGACATAGCACGTTAGCAAAGCTGTCAGCTCAGAAGCCTATTGCTTTTAACGGTCAGAAGGAATTCACGTTCACAATGGATTCTGACATTGATATTGTCGCTGAAAATGGAAAGAAAACACATGGCGGAGTCACTGTCGAGCCAATCATTATCGTGCCGATCAAGGTAGAGTATGGTGCACGCTTTTCGGATGAATTCCTATATGCGACTGAGGAAGAACAGATTGACATTTTGAAGAGCTTCAATGATGGATTTTCAAAGAAGCTTGCACGCGGCATTGACCTGATGGCATTCCATGGAATCAACCCAAGAACCAAGGAAAAATCTACAGTCATCAATGGAAATGACTTTGATACAAAGGTTACCCAGACTGTGACATTTGATGGAAGCGTCAATGCTGATGCAACGGTTGAGACAGCCGTTAATCTTATTCAGGCGGCTGAAGGAGAAGTAAATGGCATTGCCATGGATACATTGTTCTCAACTGAATTGGCAAAGGTAACGAACGGTGAAAATGGAGCAAAGATGTATCCAGAGCTTTCCTGGGGCGCCAATCCTGACACACTGAACGGATTGAATGCTGATGTGAACACAACGGTATCAGCGTCTACTTCTACGCCTAATAAGGACTTGGCAATTATCGGAGACTTTGCGAATGGCGTAAAGTGGGGATATGCAAAACAGATCCCATTGGAAGTCATCAAATACGGCGATCCAGATAATTCTGGAAAGGACTTGAAGGGTTACAACCAGGTTTATTTACGCTCTGAAGCATATGTCGGCTGGGGAATCATGCTGCCAAACGGATTTGCTAGAATCATTAAGTAGGAGGCATGAGATGGAATACAGAAACAAGAGAACAGGAGCTATCATTGATACACAGCTTAAAATCGCTGGTGAGGAATGGGAATTGGTTGAAAAGACTGATACTACTAAGAAAGGCACAAAAGCAAAAGGTTGATGCTATGAATTTTGCAACACTTGAAGACGTTAATATACTTTTCAGAAGACTGAATGGTGATGAAGTTGCAAAAGCTGAAGAACTGCTAAGCGTTGTATCCGATACCTTAAGGCAGGAGGCTAAAAAGGTAGGCAAGAATCTGGATGAAATGTCTGTGGATTCTTCGTATAGGAATGTATTGCGTTCAGTAACAGTGGATGTCGTTGCGAGAAATCTCATGACATCTACTGACTCTGAGCCGATGACACAGGAAAGCCAGTCCGCTCTAGGGTATACATGGACAGGTACATACCTTTCGCCAGGAGGCGGACTTTTCATAAAGGATAGCGAATTGAAGCGCCTTGGACTTAAGAAGCAGCGCTATGGAGCTTTGAATTTGTATGGGTAAGCTGAAAGGAATCACTGTAATTCTTCACGAAAGAAGAGAGATAGGTAGAGATGGATTCAATAATCCTGTATTCAAGGAAGAGCCCGTTGAGGTTAAAAATGTTCTTGTTGCACCAGCGACAAGTGATGACATTGTGACATCTACTGATATCTATGGGAAGAAAGCTGTCTATACATTAGCAATCCCAAAAGGAGATGATCATGACTGGGAGAATGCAACAGTTGAATTCTTCAATCAGAAATTCCGTACATTCGGAAAGCCGCTGAAGGGAATAGATGAACTCATTCCATTGCAGTGGAATATGAAAGTGCAGGTTGAACTGTATGGGTAACACAAGATTTGTCCTTGACAGCAAGGGCGTGAGAGAACTGATGAAGTCACAGGAAATGCAGAGCCTGCTTGCCAAGAAGGCCAAGGAAATAGCAGACAGATGCGGTGATGGATATGAATCTGATGTCTACGTCGGAAAGAACAGGGCCAATGCCAGCATAAGCGCAGCAACTAAAAAGGCAAGAAAAGATAATCTTGATAACAACACTCTGCTTAAGGCAGCGCTGAAAGGGTGATGATCATTGTTTGAAGAAGTACTGCTTAAATACATGAATCAGAACATGAAGATAAAATCATATACAGAGAGATCATCATCACAGGAGGATGAATTCTATGTGATTGACAGGATTGGCGGAAGCTCGAATAGATCCTATGATACATCGACAATTGCGATTCAGTCATATGCAAAGACAAAGTATAGAGCCGCAAAGAATGATGAGGCTATGAGAAAATGCATTCTTGATATGGTCAGTCTAGATAACATCCTGAATGTTGAGCTGAATTCGTTCTATGACTACACGGATACGAACACTAAGAATTTCAGATATCAGTCAGTTTTTGAATTTAAACATTATTAGAAAGAAGGTAAATAGATGAATAAAGCGAATGTATCGAATGCCAAGCCAAAAGTGACGGGTGCACTTTTCAGAGCGCCAGCAGGTACAACATTGCCGACAACAGCAACTGAGGAACTGGATCCTGCTTTTAAGGAGCTCGGATTTACAAATGAAGATGGCATTGAGAACAGTAACAGCCCGAGCGTGGAAAAGAAAAATGCCTGGGGCGGTCAGACTGTAATGACAACCCAGAAAGGAAAAGATGATACATTCAAGATGACATTGATCGAATCTTTGAATGTAGATGTATTGAAGATGATTTATGGCGATGATAACGTGACAGGAACATTGGATACTGGAATCACTATCAAGGCCAATGCAAAGGAGCTAGGTGAAAGCTCATATGTATATGATATGATCCTTAAGAATGAATATCTTAAGAGAATCGTCATTCCGAATGGGTCAATTACGGAAATTGAGGATGTATCATACGCTGATGAAGACCCAATTGGATACGGCGTCACTATTGAAGCATTGCCAAATGCTGAAGGTGATACTCATTACGAATACATCAAGAAAAACAAATAGAGGTACATAAAGCATGAAGGTAACTACTAAGACAGGATTTAGCTGGGATATCGATAAGGAAAAGCTGGATAGCTGGGAAGTCGTTGAATTCCTCTCTGACGTCGAGGACAATCAAATTTCCGCATATAAGAAGCTGTTCATGTTTCTGCTTGGAAAAAAAGGATACGAGGAGCTAAAGAAACATTGCAGAGGCAAAAAGAATTATATCAATGCAAAGAGAATGGACGCTGAACTCAGGGATATGATTGCATCGGCTAAAGAAGTAAAAAACTAATTGTCTTAACCCAATTGCTAAGAGAATACCATGATGATATATCATGCGATCTCGCTGAATATTATCATGTGTATGAAATGAAAGATTTATCTCCGCAAAAGATAAGTCTTTTTATTTTTGGGTTAAGACGCGAATCTAGATTAAAGATGAAACTGGCAAAGAGAAAAGCTAGTGATGAAGAGCTGCTGCTTTCAATAATTGCTGATGATCTGAACTTGCTTGTATGGTCCAAGACAAAGGACGGGCAGCACAACAGACACAGGCCTAAGTCAATATTCAATGCTCTTATGAATGCGGAAAAGAAGGATGAATATAGGAAATTTGAAAGTGGATTGGAATTCATGAAAGAAAGAGAGAATATCATGAGAGGAGGCTAAGTATATGTCGGATATAGGGAAGGCTTATTTTCAGCTGATGCCTTCAGCTAAGGGCATAAAGGGAAATATCCTGAAGGAAATCAATCCTGACTTGCAGGGCGCCGGTCAGGAAGGTGGCGGTTCTTTTGGATCTAGCATGATTGGAAAGATAAAGGATATTATCGCAGTCGCTGGGATAGGTAAGCTCATTGCTTCATCTATATCGGAAGGTGGAAAGCTTCAGCAGTCACTGGGTGGCATTGAAACGCTTTTTAAGGGCAGTGCCGACAAGGTAAAGGAATATGCCAGGAAGTCATTCAGCACAACTGGATTGAGTGCCAATGAATACATGGAGAACGTAACATCATTCAGTGCCAGTTTGATATCTTCGCTAGGCGGTGATACAAAGAAGGCAGCAGAGCTGGCAAACATTGCAATGGTTGACATGTCGGATAATGCGAACAAGATGGGCACTGACATGGAAGCTATAACAGGAACATACCAGTCGTTAGCACGTGGAAACTACGCAATGTTGGATAACCTGAAGCTTGGATACGGTGGCACAAAATCGGAGATGCAGCGACTGATGAAGGATGCTGAAAAAATGACAGGCGAGCATTATACGCTTGGGGATTTCGGGGACACTGTAAAAGCCATTCATGCAGTACAGCAGAACCTCAACATTACAGGCACGACAGCAAAGGAAGCGAGCACGACGCTTTCAGGTTCATTCAGTTCAATGAAGGCTGCATTCTCTGATTTCCTGGGGAATATGGCACTAGGTGAAAACATTAAGCCAAGCCTTAACAACTTGCTGACGACTGTGAACACATTTATATTTGGAAACTTATTGCCTTTAGTAGGGAATATAGGTACACAGCTTGTAACGTTTATTGCCAGCGATGCGCCACAGATGATTACGCAGGGAATGACATTGCTAGCGAACCTATCGACGGGGCTGAGGCAGGGAATACCAGTACTGGCTTCCAGTGCGCTCGACATACTGCAAAGCTTTGCCATGAACCTGGCAACGAACATGCCAGTCATCATTGAGAAGGGATTTGAGATGCTTAACAATCTTGTCGATGGCATCATCAATGCACTTCCTGAGATGATCACAAGGCTTCCAGCAATAATTAAGACATTTGCGGATGTCATCAATACAAACATGCCGACAATCCTTCAAAAAGGTGCTGAGCTGCTGCTTAAGTTTGTGAAAGGCATTCTCTCTTGCATACCAGTTCTTATTGCAAACATGCCGCAGATCGTACAAGCGATAGTAAGTGTCATTCAGGCTTTCAACTGGCTGAATCTAGGTAAGAATATCATTGAGTTCTTCATTAATGGCATAAAGGGAATGTTTGGCTTGGTCGGTCAGGCAGCTACAGGACTTAAGGATACAATATTGAACTATTTGAGGAATCTCCCTTCACACTTGGGAACGATAGGCAGGGATGCCATTACGTTCCTGGGAAATGCAATATCGGGACTGACTTCGTGGGTGGTTTCAAAGATAGCTATGATAGTAATTGGCATGACAAACGGAGTTTCAAACTTGCCTTCAATGCTTGGAAAGACAGGAACATCAGCTATCAAGGCATTAGGTAACGCCATTGGAGTATTGCTGAGTTGGGCAGTTGGAAAGGTGACTGGAATCGGGCGAGGAATGGTTAACGCACTGAGCAGCTCATTTGCAGGTGTTGGAAGCATTGGCAGCAATTTAGTGAAAGGCCTATGGAACGGCATCAGCAACATGGGTGCCTGGATAAAAAGCAAAATAAGCGGATTCGGAAAAGGCGTGCTGAACAGCCTGAAGTCATTCTTCGGCATTCATTCTCCTTCAACATTGATGCGTGATGAAATCGGCGTGTACTTAGGACAGGGCATTGGAGTAGGTATTGAACAGTCAGGTGATGATGTCAAGGAATCGATGAAAAAGTTGGTAGATGAAACAATGGATATCGGCAATGGCGCATTTGATGCTGAGGTACAAGGAATGGTGGATTATGATGTATCGACTCCAGGAGAAGAAAGACAGGATGTCATGTCACGACTGGAAAGAATCATTGTGCTTCTTGATAAGCTAAGCGCGAAGAATTATCAGATCGTGCTTGACAGTGGCATATTGGTAGCCGAGACAGCTGAGCAGATGGATGAAGCGCTCAACAAGATTAGGAAATGGAAGGCGGCAACAGCATGATAGAAAGCATTAAATTCGATAATTATGACTCATATTTGGACCTTGGTCTATATCTAGATAGCTATGATGATGATGTGCCTGATCAAGTGCGTTCATCAATCGATATTCCAGGAAAGAATGGCGTGCTTGACACAACTTACTTTCTTGATAAGGAGCCAAAATTCAAGAACAGAAAGATAAGATTCAGCTTTGTATCAAAAAGAAAGGATTATGATAATCATCTTTCCGAAATAATGGATAAGATTCATGCAAGGGAGATGATCATCAAGCCTTTCTATCGAGAAGGATTCCATCTTACAGGAAACGTTTCAGTTTCAAAATCATCAGATAAAGGATTGAGAGGGCAAACGGTAACAGTAACATGTGACTGTTACCCTTTTTACTTAAGAAATGAAAAGACAGTAGTAGAAAGGACTGTTAATGGAAACATGGACCTGACGCTCAGCAATGGCAGATCATGGCAGGTTCCAATGATAACAAGCAGTTCAACAATGGTCCTGACATTTGAAGGAAGCCAGTACAGCATCAATGCAAGTGATGGCGCATACTATGACATTGTACTGAAGAGCGGTGCCAATAAGATAAGCATCAAGGGAACTGGCAATATCAAGTTTGAGTATCAGGAGGAATACCTGTAATGTACAAGATCTATATCAATGATACGTTGATATATACTCCATATTTCAATAACAGGACTGTTTCACAGGCAAAAGCAGAACTTGTGCAGAATGATATTCATACTTTTGATGTGACATTGGAAGCTGATAACCTTTTTATCAATCAAATCAGGAAACTGAAAGATACGATTGATGTATATGATGACGAAAAGCTCATGTTCAGGGGATTGATAGTTGATGAAATCATAGGATTCATGAACACAAAGAAACTTAAGTGCAAGAGCAATGAGTATCATCTTACACAGTCAATCGTAAGGCCATACGAGTTCCAGGGAACCGTAAGAAACTACCTGTTAATGCTGATAGATTCCCATAATGCACAGAATGAATTCAAGATAAGACTAGGAGATGTGACAGTCACTGATCCGAATGAGTATATCGTCAGGTCAAATAAAAACTATCCTAATGTATGGGAGGAGATAAAGAACAAGCTCATCTCTCCTTTGGGTGGATACATCCAGCTCCGATACTCAGGAAATGAGGTGTTCATTGATTACCTTAAGGACTTTACAAAGCAAAGCAATCAGGTCATTGAGTTCTCGAAAAACTTGACAGACCTTGAACGAGAAACAAGCGCATTGGACATAGCAACCGTTCTTATTCCATTGGGCGCTCAGATACAGAAGGAAACCCAGGATGGAGCGACATCTGCCGATAGCGAGAGGCTGACGATAAAGGAAGTCAATGAAGGCTATGACTATGTGAAGGATGACGCCGCCGTTTCTAGATATGGATGGATAGAGAAGGTCGAGACATGGGATGATGTGACAGTTGCAAGCAATCTTCTTACAAAGGCGAGGGCAAGGCTTAAGAAGCTGATAGATCCAACAAGCAATATCGTTGTAGAAGCTGTTGACCTGGCACATAGTGACAGCAGCATTTCAAGCTTTAAGCTAGGCGAATACATTCATGTGAAGTCAAAGTTTCATCAGTTTGATAGCTCATACCTGCCAATGAAGATAAGCATAGATCTTTTCAACGTATCAAACAACAAGATTCAGCTGAACGAGACCGTGAAGGGACTGACTGATTACCAGATAAGTCAGGAATATGACGTAAAGGAGGTCATCAACAACACGAAAGTCAACGTTATGGAACAGGCTGATTCAAGAATCAGGAGTCAGGAGACAAAAATGACAAGCCTGATAGAGCAGACAGGCGAGAACATAAAGAGCGAACTGAAAAAGGAGCTTGTCAGCAAGACGGATAATGATGCAATCATTAGCACGCTTGAATTAAAGATAACCCAGAACACAGGTGCCATATCATTGCAGACATCCAGAACAAATAAGCTCGCTGATTCGGTCAGCGAACTGAACAAGACAAAAGCAAATGCCAGCGATTTAACGGAGACTTCCGACAAGGTCAATGCGCTGGACAGCACTGTAAGTGGACTTGATACAGCTGTCACTAATCTAGATAAAAGCAAGGCCGACGCCAGTGATCTAAGTGCAACCAAAAACAAAGTGACTGACTTGACCAATGAAGTCAATACCAAGGCTAGCAAGTCTGACCTGGAAGCAGCAAACAATAACATCACTAGCATTGCTGATTCGGTCAATGATTTGAGCGAAACGAAGGCAGATGCAAGTGATGTCAAAAACGACATTGATAATGTGAATAAGTCAATCACAGATGCCAGAGATGATTTGGGCCAGGACATTACTGATACAAGAAACGAGTTCACAAATGAAATATCAAGACTGGACATAGATTTGACTAAGATACGCTCTGATATAGAAAGCGTTCATAGCCAGTTGATAGGGACTCTAGGCGTGCTGAAGGATATCAAGCAGTTAGTGCTTGCATCCAAGACGAACGCATCAAGTCCGTTCAGCATAGAGAACGAGATGCTAAGGATGGGATTTGTCGGAGCAACGACATTTGAGTTCTATAAGGCTGAGAATTTCAATGGCAGCTACGACATATCAAAGACATATTCAGCAAGTCTCAGTCTCTATTGCGAGAAGGATGAAAAGCACAGTGTCACTGTCAAGATAGGAAGCAACACTGAAACTGTGCAGGTAACTAATCAGCCTAAGGATGTAATCATCAACGGGTTATCATTCAGTGGTAATCAGCATATCACATTCACTAGCAGTGACACTTTCTATCTGCTGGTGCCTAGAATCAAGATAGTAGAAGGCGCTGATTACAGTGAGATGACTGACGGCATAGTCAGCATGAATTCACAAATCGAGCAAAACAGCGCTACATTAAAATTCATTGCTCAAAAGATCGAGGAACAAAGAAACAGGCTGACTGATCAGGTCACTAGCCTAAATCAGCTTAAGAAATATGTCATCATAAATGATGACAACGAGAGCGAAGCAAGCATCATGCTGTGCACATCTACGCTGGCTGATGGAACTCCTAATGGATTCTATTCAAAATGGACGAATTCAGGGCTTTATTTCTATCAGAACTATGGGGATAAAGAGCCAATAGCCTACTTCACAAACAATGAATTGCGTATCATCCGTTCTGTCGTTGTCGAGAGTCTGAAAATAGGAAATCATGTATGGATAACAGACAAGAACAAGGACGGCAAGGATATTCTCGTGCTGAAATACATAGGAGGCAAGAAATAATGGCAACTATTACATTTGGTCAGAATAAGATAAATGGCTCGAATCCATACTGTGTGCTCAATGTGTGGGACGGAAGTGCAAATACCGGATCGAATACGTCAGTTGTAAGCTTCAGCCTGGTGCTGAAGAGACCTTATAGCATATCTTCGAGTGCGTCTAAGTCCTGGTCAGTGACTATCGATGGGCAGACGTTCAGCGGTTCGGGATCAATATGCGGAAGCGGTGACAAGACACTTCTGACTGGCTCAAAGACGGTAGGTCATGATGCGAACGGGTCAAAGTCGATTGGATTCAGTGCATCTGTCAGTCTTAACATTACATGGTCGGGAAAGTATCTTGGAACGGTAAGCGGAAGCGGATCAATGTCGCTTACAAATATCCCAAGATATTTCTCAAGTCTCTCATGCTGGATAAGCGGGAGGACTGAGACAAGTGTTACTGTATCCTGGAAAACGGGAGAAACGTGTGATGGAATAGTGGCAATTTATGATGGCTCTGAACACTGGATTGGAGACCCTAGAAGCACATCTGGTTCATTCATGATCAGCGGACTTGGAGCAAATACAAGCAGAAATCTATATCTTAAGATGAAAAGATACGACTCTCAGCTGTGCTCATATACAAACACGGTGAGTGCGGACACATACAACTGGCCGTATTGCAGTGGAGGAACGAACTTCAATATTGAAAGCAAAGGCACGACATATTATTACAATCCCATGAACAGGACAATGAAAGTAACTATATATGGTGATGACTGGTCGGTAATATGGACCGGAAATGTCACGGGCACTTCATATACGGGTTATGACTCAAAGGAGGCAGGAGAAACTGTAGACAGGCTGTATAAGTCAATACCTAATAAAAAGCAGGGACAGTATCGCATCAAGGTTGAATATGATGGTCATGTCATGGACAATACCACAGGCGCATACTATACGGTAGATGAAAATCTTGCGAGACCTGCCATTACAAACGCTGGAGTAACAGACAGGAACACGACAATAACAGCCATAACGGGTTCTCAGGACATCATCGTTCAGGGCAAGTCATGGGCCAGGACAAAAGGTACAGTACAGTCAAGACACTTTGCTACACTCAAGTCATGGACACATGGGTATGATGGTGTAGTACGGAGTGGAACATTTAGTTACGGTGTTACTTCACAGGCTTTGTCACAGGACTGGACGAGTGCAAATGCTGATAATTTCACGATTACTGTTACGGATTCACGTGGCATCACGACAACTTATGTTCATAAGATAACGTTCACGATATATATGTTCCCGAAGCTTTCACTGACGGCCATACGAGGTACTTATGACCCAGTTTACAAGACGTGGAGCATTGATGAGACTTCTGGAAAATGGGCTAGAATAATCTTTGATGCTGCGATAGACAGCAGGCTGAAGATAGATGGAATAAAGTCAACTGTCAGTGTTAATGGAGTGACTACTAAGTATTCAAACTTCAATGACCTGTATCTAGGAAATGGCAACCTGAATGTCAATATTGGTTATGCTGTTGAAGCCGTGCTTTATGATAACCTGGGGCAGATGGTAAAAGCTGCTGTTTCATTGCCGTCGGGCAAGTTCATTATGGAAGTCATAGAGGAGAGCGGAATTTGCTTTGGCGGCGAGGCTGAAAAGGGCAAGTTCAAAGTTGTAGGGCTAGCGATGGATACACCGTATGATGAAATCCTTAGAGCTTTCTATGACATACTCAAGAACAATGTAGCATTCCGTGACAGCATGGATGTTACTCTTAACAAGAAGCTGGAGGAACTGATGAATGAATAGGACACGTGGAGGTGTGATACACACACACACACACACCAACATTACAATTAAAAGGAGGTTTACGCTTGTAAATCTCCTGAAAGAAGGTGCCGCTGATGAAAGACTTTAGCGGCAATCGTATATGTGATTATCCGGTAGGCGCAATCATAGGATTTGCGAATGATATCGATCCTAATAAATATTACAGCAACACAACATGGGAGCAAATAAAGGATAAATTCTTGCTTGCTAGCGGGTCGCGCAGTTTAGGTCAGACAGGAGGCGAGGAAACACACACACTTACTCTTAGTGAAATGCCAAGCCACTCTCATGGAATCAGATCAAACTCAACAGGCGGAAATGCAGATTGGGTTGTTAGTGACCACCAATCAAACAATTTTCAACGTGAATTAAACTTTAATTGGGAAGGTTCAACAATATCCAAAACAGGCGGAGGACAAGCACACAATAATATGCCTCCTTTTGTAGTAGTAAACTACTGGAAACGCACTGAATAGATAGGATATTTACAAGCCTTTATTTGGCTATGAAAGATTTTAATGGAAATATAATAGATACACATATAGATAAGGTTATTAATGGACAAGATGACAATGTAAATGGAATGCGGCTTGCCGAAAAACAGCATCAATTCTATGGATATGGATTTAAATTCTTGTGTGTTTATTATTCATGTCTTGTTTTTGTAAATAATGAGCTGTTTGTCTTGTGGCTTTCAGGAACGGCTGGAACAGATATATCAGCTAGAAGAATAGCAAATAATGAAATCCGTGTGGGTAATAGTATTACGTACAATATTGGAGATAATAAGACGGTAACGTTTAAGCGTGGTGATAAAGCCGGTGAAAATTATGTTTACTTGTCATCAAGCGAGCGTTTTGGATGGCATGTTATTTGTTAAATGAAACACAATTTTATCGGGAAATTTAGCATCATGGACAGTATTTAGTTAAAAAAGGAGAGAAAACAATGATTCTAAAAACACAGTTAATGGTTCTGAAACCAAATGAAACGAAGGTTGCAGTCAAGTATGTGACAGCGGACAACATCCAGTATGCCATGAATGGAATGCCTGGAGCTATGTTGACGGTACTGATGCCAAGAGTACTTAATTCGGAAGTGACGAACGTTGAAACAGATGGTGAATACTTATGCGTTACAATCAAGGAACCAGCTTCTCAGACAAATGCTACGAATGAAGATAATAATAAATAGGAGGAAACTTAAATGTTCAATATGAGAAATGAAACTTATGATATCTTAAGATACGTTGCAGGAATCGTTATGCCTGCTTTCGTTATGCTGTATAGCTCGCTTACAAAGATATGGAATTTGCCTTATGGTCTTGAAGTGTCAGCATCAATCTCGGCAATTGCTGTATTCTTGAATGCATGCCTGAAAGTATCGAGCAACAAGTATGCAAAAGAGAGTCAGAATAAAGAAGAAACAGAAGAAGGTAAATAAATGTCGCTAGGAGATATTTTAAGATATGTGTATGGCACTTCGGTTGACGTCAATGAACTGATTTGGACTATCGCTTCTTTTTTTATTATAGGATCTAGTCTTATCCAGGTTGCTCCAATAAAGGTAAATCCATGGACGCATATAGGAAAAGGACTAAAAAGGTTCTTCAATGGTGAAATATCGGATAAGCTTACATGTCTGGAGTACAAGATTGATCAGTTAGAAATCATTCAGACGAAGATATCAGCCAAGCTGTCAGAGCAGAAGGCTGAACAGTGCAAGCATAACATCATTGCATTCGGGAATGACATCATTCAGGGAATTCAGCATAATCATGAAGCTTTTAATCTGGTTTTGGATGATATAACATACTACAATCAGTATTGCAGCGCTCATCCGAACTATCTGAACAGCAAGACGGATGTCAACACAAAAGTAATTCTTGAAAGATACGCAGAATTATATGAAAGCAGAGAGTTTAAATAAGACAGTCATAAATGACTGTCTTTATAATTAGGAGGATAAATTATATTATGAGATACAATATTCATGCAGGACACTCACTTAAGTGCCGAGGAGCAAGTGGATTGTTAGATGAAGTTAATGAAGACAGAGCAGTAAAAAATAAGGTCATTGCGTTATTAAGAAATGAGGGACATACAGTGTATGACTGTACTGACGATAATGGAAAAGACAAGAATTCAAATCTTAAAGCAATTGTAAGTAAGTGCAATGCGCATAAAGTCGATTTAGATGTATCCATTCACCTTAACGAAGGAGGCGGAACAGGTACAGAAGTATATATCTATAGCGATAACTCAAAAGCCAAAGACGAAGCCGAAAGAATCGTCAAGAACATTTCTAACACTCTAGGTATTAGAAATAGAGGTGTTAAAACGTCTACAAAGTTATATGTATTAAGAAAAACAAATTCACCAGCACTTTTAATTGAGTGCTGTTTCGTTGATAATGCCAAGGACAAAGCGCACTGGGATGCCGAGAAGTGTGCAAGAGCGATTGTAGAGGGATTAACAGATAGCATGCTTCATGTGTATGCACAACAGCCGGCATCACATCCTGCTCCGAGTGTAAATATTGAACAGCTTGCACATGATGTGATCAACGGAAAATATGGAAAAGGGGATGATAGAAAACGTGCGTTAGGCGCAAATTATAGCGCTGTTCAGAAAAGGGTAAATGAATTGCTAGGTGCTAAATCTAAGCAAAATGTCAATATTGATGATTTGGCAAGAAGAGTTATGAATGGTGAATTTGGAAATGGTGACGAGCGTAAGAGAAAACTAGGAGAAAACTACAAAGCAGTGCAGGAAAGAGTCAATCAGCTTGCCAAAGGAAAATAGTTAGCATGTACGTGATTATAATGCCTAGGTCACCTAATAAGGCGCATGAAGTGCAGCAATTGGATTTCTATGCAAACATCTATAAAGTTGTGAAGAAGGATGAAATAAAGCATGAAATTACATTGGAGATTGATAAAAAAACTCACACTTATATGGATTTTGATATGAGCTACATACTAAAATCGCTGTAAAAAGAAGCAGGGGAAGACCGCTGCAATATGAAAAATCCCAGGGATTAAATTCCCTGGGAACTTTTTATTTGTTTGAATCAAATTGAGTATTTTTGTCTCCACCAGACTAGATTTGGAGAGCCGGTGATTTTGTACTGATGCGTTCTAAAATTTTGCACTGGAAAAATTCTTTTGTTGAATTTTATTGCTTAAAAGTACTCAATTAGTAACAAAATAGTAACAAACATCACAAAAATAGCGTATTTTATTGAATCGGATTTCATATATTGAAACATATATTCTAAAAAAAGCCCTTAAAATGAGCTTTTTTTGGTATGAAAAGTCGTAAAAACACCTTAATTAGTAACAAATTAGTAACAAAGACTCATGTCGCAAAATGACGCGACTGCGCATGAGAAAAGGGGGGGCGGCAGTGATGACTGCTAGTCCCCCTGGTCTCTATATCCTCATGCTGTTGATCTCCCTGTACAGGACGTTCTTCGACTCGTTTGTGTAGACATCGAAAGTTATGTCATTCATCTTGTGTCCGAGAACCTTCTTGCGCACGTAGATGTTTACGCTGTAAAGCTGGCACAGAGATGCGAACGTCTTTCTTGTGTCATGCATCGTGTGGCTGGTGCCAAGCGCATCATTCACGGATGCAAGCATCCTGCTGAGACGGCTGTAGCTGCAGTCGACAAGCCTGTCACCTTCCTTCAGCAGTACCTCGGTGACATAGCCCTTGATATCATCGTGTATCGGTATCACCCTGTTCCTTCCAGCATCTGTCTTGGAGCCGGCTACGAGGTAGCTGATTGTCATTTCATTTCCGTCATCGCTGCATGTCTCGTCAATATGGACTGCATTCCTGCTGATCCCAATAAGCTCGGAGGCCCTGCACCCTGTATAGATGTAGATGAGGATGAGATGAGCTTCGGGAGTGTCCAGCTCCTTCAGCCTTCGTATCTCGTCGATTGAGAATGGATAATGCTTGTCCGACTGGCTGAATCCAGCCACCCTGATGTACGATGTGTAGTCAGAGTCCCTTGAGATGTACTGGTGGATGACTGCATACTTATATATCTTCGAGCACAGCATCTTCATATGGACTTGCGTGCCGTTTCCTGAGGCGTCCCTGTCGAAGATGTCCTGGAGGTCAGCAAGCGTGATCGTGTCAATTCTTCTGTCATGGATTGAACTGAAGTGCTTTATCCATGATTTATAGCCCCTCCTTGCAGATGCCGATAGGCCGGAAAGGTCCTCCGTGCTTATGATTTCGAATATCTCCAGGAACGTTGGCACTTTCCTCCTTGTTGCGTCCATGATGCGGTCGTAGAGATCGGGTGCCACTTCGTCAGCCTCATCCCTGGACATCTTCCTTGACTTCGTGAGCGAATAGATCGAGAGGGCATTGAGTGCCTCCTCCCTCGTCTCGAATGTCCCTATGCTTACCTGCTTCTTCTTTCCTGTTATCACGTCCCTCTCTCCGCCCGATATTCTCGCGCAGTAGGGCTTTCTTCTCTTTCCTGATAATTTAACCACGGTACCTGTATTGTTTGGCCTACGTCTAAATCTTGCGTTTCTAGGCATAATGCATCATGTCCTTTCATATGTATTTGCCTATAATACATCAATGTGCTAGAATTGAGTATGCTAAAGGCTCCTTTTTGGTTTGGGGGATTTAGCTTGACTAGGAATGGCGGTTCCTAGTCTTTTTTTGTTATTTACTTTTATATCTATTATCAACGGTTTGTAAGCCGTCAATATGTTCAAATAAATCATCTTTTATTTTAGCTCCTAAAGGATCTAAAATGAAATCAATACCTTCTCTTCTCGCAAGTTTAGCTGCTGAAACAAAGTCACTGTCACCAGATATGAGAACTATTTGATTGACTTGCTTTTTATAGGCTAGTGAAGCAATATCAAGACCAATTTTCATGTCAACACCTTTTTGATCAACAGAGAAAATTATATCCGCCTGGGTCAAATCGGTAAAATTTCTTTTCTCATTACAAAGGTCTTTAAATGCTTTATTGGATAACGTGAAATGAGCTTGTTTAGAAGCAAGTTTTCCAAATCTAAGAGCAAACTTTCTCTTTTTCTTTAGACAGTCAAAAAAATCTATTGACCACTGATATGTATCTGTTTTCTTCATATCAACTTGAGATTTTGTAAAAGGATTGTATATAACTCCATCCATAGGAAGGCAGTCATAATAAAAAATTCTATATAGTCTATGCCTATATCCTTTTCGTTCTCTTAAATGACGCATACAATATTCCTCTAGTTCATTTGCACGTTCATAAGGATTTACGTCTCCAAAAACGCTATATGCTCTTCTGCGGTAAAAACCACCATCAACCAATATTGCGGTAAGAGTATAATCATCATGTCTCATATATAGGTTCCTCCATAAAATAAAAAGCTTAGCTTCAACCGTTCCCAGATATAACGGGGGTTTACAACTAAGCTTTGTTTAAAATTATTGCTTTAGGAATCTCTAAAGCTTATCTAAAATATACTGCTTAGTTTTATGTTTGTAAAGTATTTATTATATTTTTTTGCTGTTTAAAATAAAAGGAGACTTCATTGATAATAGAAGTCTCCAGTCTCGTGGCGCTAAGGCCTTTGTGTTTTGAATCTCGTGGCGTCAAAGCCCTTGTTCATTATTTATAATACCATTTTTTTCGTTGCTGTCAACTTCAATTCTTTTAGATATAAAATTTTGTATAAGTGCATTGTCTATCTTGTCTAAAATATCATCCTCTACAATTAATTTCTTTATTGGATCATACTTACTTAGTGGCTTCATAATTCTATATTTACTTATAGTCGTAATGTTCTGTGTTAGAGCATAGGAATTCTTAGATTTATTGTTATAAATCTCTAATAATTTTTCGATATCAAGAAGATTATTGATTGTTTTTCGAACAATATTTTTTTCTTTATCTACATAATTGTTGTCTAGTTCAAAATTGGCCATTATCTCGTTCATTAATTCTGCAAGTTTAGCTTGTTCTTCATCTATTCTAGGCAAGAAATATTTATTTACTAAATTGCCAAGATCTAGATAGTAATGTTTGTATTTTGAGCTGAGTGGTACCACTGTCAATACTCCATTATTTGCACTGTCATGTTTTGTAAGAACAATCGCAAAATGCTTGCCATACATTTCACTTCCAATCGATGGGCTGAAATTTACTAAGATTAATTGTCCTCTTTTGTATTTTATGAATTTGGGCTGTTTGCTTTTCATCATTCAAATTCCTTTATGGCCCTCTTAAGAATGCCCACAACTCTAAAGTTAGCATTGTTGAGATCGATGACGATAGGGTCATAGCTAGGATTCATAGGTATGAGCTGTATGAACGTCTCGCCTTCCTTGAACTTCTTGCAGGTAGCAATGCTCTCATCTATGCAGAATGAACCAATCTGGCCATTATCGATGACGCTAGACTTCTTGAAAACTAGTAGGTCGCCGTCTTCGATGCCGGCATTGATCATTGAGTCTCCGCTTGCTATCTGAGCGAAGTAGTCGGAAGCATCACCAGTCAGCCCATTAGCGACCACCTCAATAGTATCGATAATATTATCGTCTACAAACATGCCGTTTCCGCATGAGATATCACCATAGAGAGGAATAGTGATGAAAGATACATCACGTGGCGCACTGAGGTTTGAAGTCTTTTCTTCTACCAAATCAGATTTCTCGATATCGAAATAATTAGCAAGCATTTCAATCTTGTCAATTCTTGGATATGTTTTAGCATTTAACCAGTCAGCAAGAGTTGTATATGCTATGCCTAAAGATTTAGATAATTGGTTTCTTGATATATTATTTTTACTCATATAATGTTTGAGATTTTTAGCCATTGTTTTTTTATTACCTAAGTTGTTATTCATAAGTTTCACCTCACTTATATATTATGTTAAAGACGTAAATAACTCAATATAAATATAAGAAATTACGGTTTCACCGTTGACATTACGGTTAAACCGTATATAATAAAACGTGTAAGACATGAGGAGGTGTTAAAAACTATGAATGAAAATGAAAAATACACACTTAAAACAGCCCGAGAAAAAGCAGGCTTTAAACAATCTGAAGCAGCTAAAAAGCTACATATTAGCGTTGATACTCTTTCTAATTATGAGCGAGGAAAAACTTATCCGGATGTACTTTTAATAAAAAAGATAGAAGATCTATATAAAGTTAATTACAATCAGATTATTTTTTTAAATATAAATAACGGTTAAACCGTATTTCAAGGAGGCTAATTTATGGAATCGGAAAACATCAGTGTAGATGAAGTGATGAAGATAACTCATAAATCTCGAGAGTACATCATTAATGCTATTGAGAACGGCAGCTTTCCAGGAAGCTTCACAAAAACGGAACGAGGAACGAGAAGCGTTCACATTCCAAGAAAGGCATTTGAGGAATACATGAACCACTTCTACAGAGCTCCAAGCGATGCGCTCATCAGTGCATTATTGGAGGAACTCAACAGCAGAAGAACAGCACATTAGGAGATATTCATCGCATGAGCATTACAGCATTCGTTTTAGGAATTCTGACGGTCATTATCATAAGGCTCTTACTAAAGATATGAGAACCTACAGTGCATCAAATGGGAGAGATGCAAGAAAGGAGAACAGGCATGAGACTGACAAACAAAGCCAGAAGACTACTGATGGCAGTTGAGTTTATAGCAGCGGTAGCAATGATGACAACATTAAATATATTGATGTTCATGATTCTGTTTGGGCTGATCTGATGAAGCTGAAACATCCCAAGCTCATAAACAGCGAACTCTACACCGACTTTGAAGAAGATAGTTTGAGTCTTCAAAAGAAACTGTTAAGACTATTCATCTCAATAACTACCACATCACTGATTTATGCAGCGGTCTCGTTCATCGCTGCATAAAAAGAGCCCATGCAAAGGGGGCTCTCATAAAAATGTATCAAATGAGTTATGTCATAACAAAGGAGTAAAAAGATGGAATTCGTAGTCATGAAACTAAGGATACTTGGAATTACCTATACAGTAAAGGAAGTATCACAGATAAATGATGATGAGACACTTGTAGGAATCTGCAGATATCAATCGGCAGAGATACTGATAAAGAGTGGCATTTCAGAGCAGGACAAGAACATAACGCTATTGCATGAGATCATGCATGCCATATTGGCACAGCTAGGGTTTGATGAAGAGAATGACGATGAGAAGCTGATAAAGTCGCTTTCGACTGCACTCTATCTTGTTCTGTCGGAGAATGAGCTAGGCTTTCTGATGAAAAAGCTGGATTAGAGGAGGAACTATATGATTCATCATTACATAACAAGATATAAAGAAAATGGGAAGTGTTGGGTAGAGGCATGGATCCAGATTAATTTTTTTGGTCAGTGCTTTATCTTTTCAAGGAGGAAAGAAGAAATCCAGCCTGAATGGGTAAACAGGCTGGACTAGCATAAAGCTATTTACTGCGTTTCCAGGTATTTCCCTTGTCCTGAGTTGGAGGAAGGCGTCTTCCTGGCTCGATATGGACGACTCTAGGGTTTCTTACTTTGCCGCCTCTGGGGCCTTTCTCGACATATGTCCCAGATGGCGCATTATCTGTACCTGGTTTTAATGGCTCATTGCCCATGTTTTCACCTCCCTTCATAAATATTCTACATGAAAGGAGACAATTGACAAACAACCAAATAGCTCGTGGAGCGAATGCAGGATGCCACAAATCAATAATGTTTATCTTATCATAATTATCCCTTTTCTATTTTCTATGGCAGCTGACTGGCACGGATAATACCATCTATTTGATATAACCCTCCCTATTTATTCGTAAACTTGGCATCCTGCCTTGACTCCATGAACAGAACGAAAGGAGCAATCATATGAAGATACTGGAGAACATTGAACTGAAAAAAGTTCCATCAATCAGGATGGAACAGCTTGTTGAGTATATAGGTTCGTTGATCGTGACAGCATGGAATGATGATAATCTCAAAAAAGAATACCAGGATGCAAAGAAGGTAAAGAAACATGAAAAAGAAATATTTTAGAAAAAGCGTTGATATCACATTAATTGTGATTGAAGTTCTATTATCACCAATATTAATGTTGGATGATTTCGAACCAACATTAAGTGCATTTGCTATTGTAATCGTTTGGTTTACAGCGTTCTTTGGTATCGCAAAGGTTCTTGCAGATCATAGTAGGGTTTTAAATGAAATGGCTTCTGATGAAGATTAAAAAAAGGAATAAAAAAAAACGATATATCATCACCGCTAAATGTGTATATCGCTATCCCTTAAGACATCTATATTATACTAAATTTTATGATATTTTGTCAATTTTAATGTGAAAATTCACATTGAAAAAAGGGTGGTATAACAAGCGGTTATCGTCCTCGTTATGGGTGATAACATTTCGTATCAATCATGAAAAAGAAATACATAGAATATGATGTTGATGAAACGTTTGATACGGATATAAACAAAGCATCGGAAGATGAAATAGCAAACCTCTTAAAAACAGGAAAGATTAAATGTGCATACGTTACTAAAACTATCACTTCTGGAAAAGTTAAAGAGGTAGAGATATATCCGGAATATACATCACATCAGCTAAAGAAACAAAAAGAAGTCAAAAGGAAATCTAACAGATCAAGAAGAAACCTGAACGATAAGAACGCTAGAAAATCATTAAACAGATTAATCAATTGTAATTTTGGAGATAACGATATCTGGGCAACATTAACATATGATGATGAACATTTGCCAAACACAGAAGAAGAAGCATTAAAGAAATTTCAATACTATATCAGAAAGATAAACAAGTATCGAAAGAAGAATAACATGAGTGCTGCTAAATATATCTACATCACCGAATACAATCCAAGAAGTAAAAAGAGATTTCATCACCACATGATTATTGATCATGAAATGTCAATGGATGAATTAGAGAGCCTATGGCCATATGGCCGTAGAAACAATACCAGAAGAATCAAAGAAGATAAGGAAGGGTTAAACGGTTTAGCAAACTATCTTACAAAAGAAAAAGATAGAGAGAAAGGAAAGAAACGTTGGAATTGTTCAAAAGGTTTAAAACAACCAAAGATAACTAAATCATACACAAAGTTATCAATGAAAAAGATTAGAGAAATGATATCTAATCAAAATGTAATAAGAGAAACGATTGAAAAACTATATCCAGGATTAATCTACTGCGAAGAAAGAGCATTATTCAATCAATTCAATTCAAGAACATATTTCTACGTCAGGATGGCAATACCGTGAACGAATATATGACGAACAAGGAAATAGCAGAAAATCTCAGAAAGTACGATGAGAAGGTCAAGAGGCTGATAGATGCATATAAGCAGTTGCTGGATGAGTACAATGAGCAGGACAGGTTCATTGAGGTTCAGAACGATTTGGTATGTGCTCAGTCAAAAAAGTTAAAGGAACAACAAAAGGAGATTCTTGAACTGAAGGAAAATGTAAAAAAACTCGATACCCAGAAGGAAACATGGACAAGAAGATCACATTCAAAAGCAATAAGGGAGTTAAAGAAAGAAAACACGCTGCTAAAGAAAAGGCTGGATTTTGAATGTGACATAACAGTTATTTCAAAGGAAGAGCTATACAAGGATTTCTGCCGTTTAAGAGAAATGAACAAAAGACTGATAAGAGAAAAACGAGGGAGTCTAAGATGAAGTTTGAAGAGGACATGAAGAAATACGAGCATGATGCTGCAATAACATATCTTGGTCAGATGCTTAGGACAAGAGAAGATATCAAAGAGCAGTTATCAAAACCAAAGAAAGATTTAAAAGAATGCATGAACTATTTAATGTCATGCGCTAAAAACAAAAGAAGTGGTTCATGTGCAGTAATGTCTGATGATGAAGCGTTATCGTTGGCCATACATTACTACGATGAAGATGATTTAAAAGTAGAAAAGGTATCAGGAACAGTAGCAACATCACCAAAGACAAAAGTACAACCAAAGAAACAAGAACAACAAACTAAAGCACCAAGCGAAGAGGACATCAACAAACTCGTTAGTGAACGTGTTAAAGAAGAATTAAACAAAATCAAAGAAGAAGAAAAGAAGAAAAAAGAAGAACAAAAAGTAAAGAAACAAGCTGCTAAAGCAAAGAAGAAAACTGATGATCATGCAGATAATCTAACAATCTTTGATTTAATGGGAGCATAGATATGACACCAGAAGAAGAAAGTAAGTTAGTAAGTGAGTTGAAAACACATCAATTCAAAGAATACAACATCAACAATTTTAAAAGATTTATGTTGAAAGATGAAGAATGGCCAGTATCAAAGAGAAGAGGCCCAACAAACAAGATTTTCATCACTGTATTCTCGTCGTTCAGGAAAAGACTTCTTGCTAGAACGTTCTACATGGAAGAGGGATATGAGAAAAGGAAGAGATACTGCTTTGTTACTGAAGTGAAGAGACAGCTTGCAGGATGCTCGAAGATGGTCACGAAAAGGCTGTATGCTGGAATGGGAATCAAGGTATGGAAGTACGAGGACGAGTTTGGATGGCAAATACACTCATATAAGTCGTTTGCAATTGACATGATTGGAAGAAGTTCAATAGATATATACGAATTTGCGAACTACAACGATTACAGAGGAATACTCAGTAGGAGTGTGCATAAATACTCGGCATATGAACACGTAAAGTCGAGGGAATACCAGGGAATAGATGGAATGTTCTACTATCTCATGAGATACGAAAAGAACAATGATGTTGAAATGTTAACGAAAATGGGATTAGAGCATCTAATTAAAGAAACAAAATACATGAAAAAATCAAAAAAAGGCCTAAAAAAAATAGGTGTAACAAAGGGTGAATTGAAGTATCTGCAATCAGGAATATCATTGGTAGACTATCGAAAAGTGCAAGATATAACCGTAAAAATGCATTTAACGGAAGAAGAGTGTAAAAAAGCGATTGTATTTGTAGAAAGAAAAATCACACCTACAAAAAGAATGTTGGAATATGTAGTACAAAACAACATAAGCACATACGATTACATTGATTACATCAAAAATATAGATGAACTAGGATATCAAATGAGAGCATCAACACTATATCCAAAAGAATTTGTAAAAGCACATGATGATTCAACAAAACAAATGAATGTTAAACGTAGTGAAATAGTAACAAAGAAGATTGCATCATATGCAAAGGATTTAGAAAAACTAAACTATGAAGATTCTGGATTAATAATAAGAGCAGTATTAAGCCAACAGGAATTAATAGATGAATCAAAAAAACTAGAGCATTGTGTTAAAACATACGATAAGAGAGTAGCTGATAGGGAAACAGCAATATTCTTGATACGTAAAGAAGAACATGATCAAGAACCATACGTAACATTAGAATTAAAACAAAAGAAGATAATTCAATGTAGAGCTTTTAGAAATAGAGTGCCAGAACAAGAAGTAATTGATTTTGTAAATAAATGGGCATCTAAAAACAAATTAACATCATGTTTTGGGGTGGCATAATGGCAAATCTAAGGAAAAGCGAACTCGAAGAGTATGTGGATGCATTCATTGATGATGAAGTGATGGATGAAAAGGCGGAACGTACCTATAAGAAATACAAGCGTGTATGTCAGCGTTTCATAGATTTCTTCAAAGAGGAAGAGATAACAAAGAAAGATTTGATTGAATATAAAAAGATGCTGCTAAACAAATATTCAATCAAAACCATCAATAATTATCTGATCATAACAAATAAGTTTATTAAATACGTTGAATTATCAATTAATGAACCAGGATTCCAAAGAGAGAAATTAAAGAAATACATTTCGCCGAATACACTAAAACTTGAAAAAGAGCAAGAAAAAAGAAGTGTAGATAATGTATTAGAGCCAACAGACTTTAAAAGAATGCTACGCATGGCCAAAAAGAAAAACATGATGGAAATATACTACATCATGCAAATCATAGCTTATACAGGAATCAGAATAGGCGAATTAAAGTATTTTACGGTAGAAAACTTAAGTGATAGAACAGGAATTATTACTGTAAGAAACAAAGGAAAAACAAGAGAAATACCGGTAAGAGGTGATTTAAAAAGAAAGCTTCTAAAATATGCAAAGGAACACGATTTAGAATGCGGTCCGATATTTGTAGGAACTGGAGAAGGAGGGAGCATTGATGATGATGTTGTAAGAAGAGATTTAAAAAAGGTTGCGGGATACTGTAGAGGAATAGACATGTCGAAAGTTCATCCGCACTCATTGCGCCACATGTTTGGCCAAAAGTGGGTAGAAGAAAATGGGCAAGCTTCGTTATCAGAATTAGCATCGATAATGGGCCATTCAAATGTTAATACTACCGCAATATATACTCAAACATCAAAAGCTGAAAAGAAAAGAAAACTAGAAAAAATGAAGTATTAGGAGGCTGTATGCAAATACCTGATTACTATTGCCCACATTGTGGGAGGTTTAAAAAGAAAAGAGAAGTTAATTTAATCGTTCATAATGGATTGCTAATAAGTAAAAAACTTATCAGGTGCAAACATTGTGGGTGCGAAGAAGTGATGGATGCAAGAATCCAATTCGAAGAATACCTACGAACTTTGAAATGTAGATATCAAAAAGAATGTGAAAGAAAAGAGTATAAAGGAGAAGAACAATGACAACAGAAAATACAGTAACAATCACATTAGATTGGGAAGAAATGGAAATGTTAGAGAAACTAACTGAAAAGAAACAAGTAAAGGATGTGCCAACATTTGCTACATCAATCGTTAAGGAATATTTAGAAAGCTACAACAAGAAGTTAACAAAAGCTTTAGAAAAGGTATCAGAATTGCAATATTAATACCATAAAAATATCAAAAAGTTATTTTTTAAAAAATAGTCAAAAACACAAGGTAAAACAAGAAGAAACAAGGAATAAGGAAAACGAGGATAATATAGAGTTATTCGACAACAAAAAGATGGCTGAAAGATGGACGCGGAAAAGAAACTTGAGAGACTGCCGCTAAGTAGGATTGCTGAAATGTTGCAGTCAGACAGTGAGAAGGAGATAGAGGATTACAAGAAATTATCAGGATGCATTGAGACGATTTTCTATGAGAGGGAGGGACTGATAATGGAGCTCAAGAGTGAATACAGTAAGCGTGTCAAGCTTTTGCAGCATTACGACATGCTGAATAGAAAGCTTGAGAATAAGACTGCTGAATGCGAAAGACTTAAGACGAAGATTAGATTGCTTTATAAAGAGATGAATGATGAAGGATAGTATGTTAATAATCATGCTGATAGCTGCTTTAGTCATTGCAATCGGTGTGATTGATATAGGAATAATCATTGGAACAGCTCGCATCAAAAAGGAACGTGAAAATTATAAGAATGAAGACTGGAAGGAAAGGTAACGATTGAAATGAACAAGTCAGAACTGATTAGATCAGTAGCAAGAAACACAGGGATTACGCAGAAGGAGGTTGAAGAGATTATTAATGAAGCACTTGGTGAAATCATAGATCTCACGACGCTAATGGATGAAAGAGTGCTGCTTCATAAATTTGGTGCATTCGTGCCAGTACATCGTCATGAGCGCGAAATGGTAAATCCACGGACAAGAGAGAAGGTTATTACCAAGGAGAGACGAACATTCAAGTTTGTTGTGTCAAAGACGCTGAATGACAAGCTATGAAGTGTCAAAAAGACACCCGAAAAACTTCAAAAACCTTTTTTTAAAAAGATGGTCAAAAACACAAGGAAAAACAAGAAGAAACAAGGAAAAAGGAAAACGAGGATAATGTAATGTTATTCGACAACATGAAAGAAGCAAAATGGAGGAAAAGATGCCAAGAAATGAGTATCAATTCATCGTCATAAGAAAAAGCCAGATAGTGTTCATCGGATCTGCGAGTGAATGCGCTGAACTTGTCGGACTTGAATTGGCAGGATACGTCCATCAGTATGCGAAACGGTTTCACTGCTGCAATGGATACTTTTTCGTGAAGTTGCCTTATGGAATAACAAATAAACTAGAAGATGAAATTCACAGCAGCGTTGCAAATGCAGTAAGCGCAAGAGCGCACATGAGGATTGCGCAGTCAAGGCTTGAAAGGGCGATAGCTGACAGCGACCATGATACAGTCGACATTATTGACAGGTATCTCAGTCTCATGCTGAAAAGCGACAGGTTGAAAGAGTTCATGGAGAGAAAGGGGTATGCGATACATGAGTATGATTGACTGCATAAATCACAAGAACAGCAAAGAGAGAAGAAGAGCTGAGCTAATGTCAGAGATGCACAATGATATAGAAGCGCTTCGGTCCATGCAAATGAGGCTTCGAAAAACGGGAGCAAGCAGTGACATACTTGTCGTGCTGTCAAGAGCAAGGGAACAGATCAGCATGGAAAGAAGGAATATGGTAGCAGAAATGAGAGGAATAAAAAGAGATGATTAACAATGCTATAAAGGAATTATCAGTAGCCGTATCGGAGAAGAGGAATGAATGTTGAAATAAGTTCAAAGCAGGAGCTTGTCAAGTTCCTGAGCGGATATAGAAATGCTTATTATGAGTGGCTTGTTCTGGATTCATACACGTATGTAAGATCAGTAGAATTCAGTGACGAGACAAGGACAACAGCTCATGCTGACACTTCCAGTATTTACAATAGAGACATGAAAAGAAAACAGGAGCTGGAGGAATACATGAGGGAGATTGAGGATGCTATAGAGAAGCTGAGGGAATACAATCAGGACTCATACAGGATAATGTATTTTAAGTTCATAAGATTAAAAAGCCTTGAAGATATAGCTTGTATGCTGCACTACTCTCTTAGTCATGTTAAGCAGACGCTGTATCCTAAGGCTAAGGAAGATTTGTTCAATTTGATTAGATCTTAACACTGTACCAAACTGTACTTTAATTAGTGGTATTATGTTAGTGTAAGGAAAGCATGAAGTAAGTCCCCGAACTTCAAGTATGATGCTTTCCTTTTTATGTTTTAGAAAGAAGGAAGTATATGAGAGAGGATAGACGCGGGCCGCATAGAACGGCATTCGAGAAGAACAAGAAAAGAATCCTGGCAACGCAGAACATATGTGGAATTTGCGGACAGCCTGTTGACAAGTCACTGCGCTATCCGAATCCGCTAAGCCCTGTGATTGATCATATTATACCGATTGCAAAGGGCGGACATCCTTCTGATATCAATAACCTTCAGCTTGCGCACTGGTCATGCAACAGGCAAAAAAGTGATAAATTGTATGCTGACATGAAGGATATGAAAAACGGCAAAAAAATAATAGGAAATAGAAATCTGCCACAAACGTTTGAATGGAAAAAATACAAGAGTTAGCGGGGGGGTATCCACCTACCCAAACGTCTCACGGAGGTTCACGCCGTCACTGTACGTTTTTTCTCGTGCGAAAATCTCAACTGGAAAGGAAAAGAA